TCAGTAAGTTGGCAGCATCACCGAGTTCGCCATTGTATAAAGCGGCGAGTTTTCCTGCATTCGCTCTTCATTAGTCTGATCAACAGATTTGGTGGATGTATTTTCAGCACGCAGAAGTTTAGCGCCGGCATGACGCATCTGATTTTCCAGCTTCTCAAGTGATGTTTCGCCAGATTCTATCGCTGCGCCACTATGTTCAACATATTCGAGGCCATTTTTTGTTCTGTCCTCAAAAATCGTAGCGGTGGATGCACCAACCGTCAGTTCTTCATTCCTGTCCAGCCCGTAGGCCACCAGCAATGGAACGCGGGCAACATGAAGAATATTGTCCTGCTCGCTCTGGCTTTGCCAGTGCTTGATATTCAGCAAGCCAAGATTAAGCAATGGCGGTGTACCACGCATAAATCCTGTTTTCTTCGTGTACAGTGTTACCAGAGGAATATCATCACGGCTGGTATTCCATGACTCATGAAGCGTCCAGACAGATTCGCCATTAGTGCCTTCGCTACGTCGATAAATTTCAACTCGACGGGGCATAATATGGCGGATCTGCTCCACCTTCTTCTGCCCGAAATCATCACCATCAATAATGATGATGACCTCTTTTATACGCAAATCAGTGAGAACAACTTTCCCTTTTTCAACTTTCGATTTCCATCCAATAACCTGGCGTGGATTCAGCATCGTAACGTACGGACGACTACCGGCCGCGTTTTCATCGGCTTTTGTCCGAATCTCTTTCATATCCGTTCGTGGATAGTCCACCAGCGCATGTGCCACACCATACTGAAATGCGAGGCTGAAAAATTGCTGCGCCCACACATCCAGTCGGCTCCCCTCCATGTCGATATTTTCTGCATATTCCCTGATTTTTGCCGGCGTTTCCTCACTCAATACTGTCGGCTCTGCAAATATGCGCCCAATATTTTGCTTGATGCTTTCTTCATACACAGGAAGTAGCGTAGCCACAGACAGGCGTTTTTTATAAGCGTCTTCATCTTCGTTAGGCCATTTTGGGAGATAATTTTCCCCCTGCCTGCGCATTTCAAGCGTACCGCCCATCAGTGCGTCGTTAATATCCCACGCCTCCAGCATATCGTTATAGTCGAGGTTGGGTGTTGATATATCAGCCATAATTAAATCCGAAGTGATGTGACTCTTCCGGTCGGTTTGACAATAGGGAATTGCTTAACGATGAAATAACCTCCGGCATCATTCGGGTGATCATTGCCAGATTTTTTATCAGGCTCCCCCTTCTCATCCCAGACCTGTTGCTCCAGAGATTCGGCATATAACGGGCAACGCTTCACATTAACTTTATAGCGACGCTCACCATTGGCATTGCAGAACATTGCATTCATTGAGTTAACGCGATCTTTTACTGGCGGGTTCGAGCTGTTCACCACAACGTTAAAACCAGCCTGCTTAAGCTGGGCTATATCCGTCGTACTTGCGTTACTTGATTTTCTGGAATCCCCGGAAGCATCTGGATAAATATAAATTTCCCTCACTTTCCGGTAATCATTCCCATCATACAGCCAGAAGCGTTCTTTAATGATGCGGATCATATCCGGCGTATCGTAGGCATTGATGATTTCAGTTACCGCACATGGAAGCCCCAAACGCAGCACATGGACGATTCCCGCCATCTTTCCAACGTTAAAATCCATCCCAATATAAATCGGCTCCCCTGGCTGCTCCACTTCTTCGCAATTATTCAGTTTCCGGTCAAACTGATGGTAAACAGTACCACTTGTCAGGTTAGTAAACTGTCCTCGCAGATAGGCTTTAATCAGCTCTGGAGGGTATGATTCAAGAAGCGAAGGAATGTAATCTGCTGGCAGGTTCTTTTCATTATCGAAAGTAGATGCCTGCACCAGACCATACAGTGAGGCCAGCTCTGTTTTTTCACGCACGGCTTTAACAAACTGCTCGTAGACAAATTTGAATCCTTCCGGCGTGGTTGTAACGTCAATACCGTTGCGAAGTCCATCAATCTTATAACGCATACGCGCAATTATCTTGCGCCACGCCGTTCTGGCTTTTTCCTTCGGCAAAATGTCCAGTTCATCCACCAACGCATTACCAATTTTGAAACCGACGATCGTTTGCGACTTCTCCATCGATCTGCAGATAGTGGTTCCCCGATACTGGCGTCCGTAATAAAAGTGAACCTCTTTATTTCCCTCATTAATTTTTACGTTCAATCCCCAGTCAGCAGCAACTTCTTCCACTGTAGGGTAAAAAATATCGCGAATTTGGGGATACGTTGGCGCAAAATATCCCTGATTTATACCTGGATGCTCCCAAATCCCCTTGCATATGCCGCCACACCCAACCCATGTTTTGCCCGAGCCAAAACCAGCAATATAGGCTTTAAATTTATGGGGCATTGAAAGAAATCGCGCCTGAGGCACATTAAGCGTCGGAGAGATCATCTTCATCACTCCTTACTCTGGCATCAACCACATTAATATTGATCGCCACAGGCTGGGGATGTTCATTATCTTCCACCGTTTCGATCTCTTTGCGCAGCTTCTGGTTTTCCATTCTGCGCCGTTCAATTTCCAGTTCCTGTAGCCGCTTATCTGCACATAAAGCCCCGCCAGCAGAAAGCAAACGCAACAATTCACGCCGGGCGGCAGCCTTATCCTCCAGCAGGATCTCAACGCCGAATTTTCCGAATTTTGCCCCTGCATATAATTGCCGCGCATCCCCATCAAGCAGAGTGGTATCAGCCATATAAAGCTGTCCCGTTCCCTCACCGCAGCACTTCGGGCAGTCCGGATTGGGTATGGCGTTATCAACAAAGCCGAGGCCTCCATATTCCGGTTCGGGTTTGCCATCTCTGGAAGCCTGCGCCGCTGCCTTGTCGAATTCTGCTATATCGCGCCACTGGTAGAGATGATTCTCGCCCCAGCAATAACGGCAGTTAACACGGCGAAATTGTGCAAGCTGATTGGGGTCGGCCAGGACAATGGCCATCAACTGACTCACTAGTAAATCCAGGTCTGCGGTATAGCGTTTCTGGTACTGATTGCGGAAGTAGCTGATAGCGCGAAAAACCCTGGCATTTCTAAGCATACGACTGGCGTTGCTGTTAGCTGTCGCACCTTGCCCCTCATAACCGGCTAGTCGGTACGCCTCTGTCGGCTTTTTACCCTGAGCAACAAGCATCGCAAACTTAGCCTGCTGGTCAGAAATGCCGAATTCATCGGGACAGAACGAAAATTCCTCCGCGTCGCCCTCATTCAGGCCCGCATCGAATACTGGCTTTTTTTCCTGAGATTTTTCGTTCCGCTTTTGTGCAGTCTGCGCAGATTTTTTCTGCGCACTTTTTTGCGCAGTTTTGCGCATTTCTGTCTGCGCATTTTTCGGAGTTTTTTTGATGTAACGACGGGCTGTTGCGTAATTCAGTCCCCTTGCTTCACACCATGCCACCGGAGATATACCGGAGCGGGTGTATTCAGCAATATACTCCTGCTGCAACGCCCCCCAGTCCGGTCTGCTCATCAGTTAGTCCTGATTTTTATCCACCCTGAGTAGTTCGCGCAGAGCAAAGGCATCCCCTTTTCTGGCAAGCTTAAACAATGCCGCTCGTAACTCGGCTTCACCTTTCGCTCTGCCCTTACGGATGGCCGCATAAAAATCTGTCATTGCTTCCCGATTTTCTTTCAGTCGGTTCAGATCAACATCCAGAACGTCAGCGATTTGTTGTGCAGTCATCCGGCACGCTGCCAGAGACTCGACTTTCGAATACGGAATCATTTGTCACCCCCATTGATATGCAGGGTGTCTTCTTCCTGTATTTTTCGTGAAGGATTTTTACTGCAGCGTTGTTCCAGGTGACCTGATGGTGAATGCGTTTATGGCTGGCACCCATCAGTGAAATTTTTACGCACGACGGCGCATACATGACGGAGTAAAAACTTTTAACGTAGGTTCCGGAATCCAGATACAGCTCGGTCATTCCGCCGCTGTTTTTCTGCGTCTGTTTCTGCCCTAACTGGACAGCACCGATCGTCATAAACAATTCACCACAGCGACCGAGATTCGTGTACGTATTCACATCCTCGTTAATGCGCCCCATGAATGAGAACGGTCGATCAACCGAACAGATAAAGCTGTTCATTGCCTTGCGTTTCACCCACGAAGCATGGCCGCCATTGTCACCAAGAAAATCCCCGCCCTGCGACATAGCGATGGAAAGAGCAGGTATTGATTCGTAGTACGCCAGCATTTCAGAAAGGATCGCATCCAGTTTCCTTATCGGAAAATAGGCCTGGTCATAGTTGCGATCCACCCGAAACTGGAACTCGTGATAATCATCATCGAGCTGAATGAAGTATTTACACCCGACCAGTTTTGCCAGGTCGAAACAGGCATTACGGGCGTAAAAAATTGAGCGGCGGTCACAGAAATTATCGGCTTCGTCAAAACGACTGGCGATATCGGCTTTGGAAAACACCAGCACCTGTTCACCAAATTCAGCCATGTACTGATGCCGTGTCTTATCTTCATCATCAACAACGATAAAAATTTTCCCGGTATAGCCAGCACGACGCAACGTCCGGTAAGTCAGAACTTTGTCCGGTCGCCCGTGAGTCAGAATAAAGGCGCAAAAATCATCACGCATATTCCTCCTCCTCACCACCATGCATGATCTCCACCATGCGCTGCGTCATCCGGACAAATCCATTTTCAATAGCCTGCTGATAATCAATGATCACCAGCGCCGACTCCTCGAAAACACACTGAATTTCAGAGGGGGCGTGAGCGTAATAGTCCGCAATTCTGCTGAAATTAAACACCGTGTGACGTTCTGCCACACACAGGAGGAATTTCTCAATATCAGGCTCAAGGGACGCCGAACGTATCCGGCTGATCAGCTCCTGAGTTTTCGTATCGTCGTACAGTTCACTGATATCCGGTTTACCGCCCGACGGCTCATAAACAGGCGTATCAATTTTCGTCGTATACGGCTCCTCCTCATTTCCTGTACCGGGCAAAACATCCGTCAACAGTTCATCAATTTCTGTCGGGATGAAGCCTGTCAGGGAGACATCAAAATCAGCATTGATTAGGTCCGACAGCTCCATCCGCAACAGATCTTCATCCCAGCCAGCATTCATCGGCAGGCGATTATCTGCCAGGCGGTACGCCTTTTTCTGCTCATCCGTCAGGCCAGACAGAACAATGACCGGAACAGAATCCATTTTGAGCATTTCAGCCGCCATAACACGACCGTGACCCGCAATAATTTCGCCCTTTTCGTCAATCAGCACCGGATTAGTCCAGCCGAATTGCTTAATACTTTCTACCAGTTGTGCCACCTGCTCAGTACTGTGCGTCCTGGCGTTGTGCGCATACGGTGACAATTCTTGTAATGGGCGATAGACTATCTTTAATTTCTCGCTCATACAGCCTTGCTTTATGAATAAAACGCACCCCAGCAGCCAGTGCTACTGGGGACGGAGGTGTTGCTGGTAAAGTTAGGTATTGGATCAATGAGTGAGTCAACATAATATTAAACTCACAATTATAAATCAGCCATATATTAGGAGCGCCAAAAAAAACCTGAAAACAATATAATAACAGGATAAATTTCAAGGCGACCAAGAATCATAGCTATGCACATTAAACATTTTGCAATGTCATTAAGCACTCCGAATGACGATGCAGTAGCCCCAAAACCTAATCCCATATTATTAATACATGCAGCCACTGTTGCAAATGATGTAAGAAAATCATATCCCATACCATTTAACACCAGTATAAAAAACACCGTGAAGAGAGTATAAAGAAAAAAGAAACTCCATACAGACCTCATTACACGATCTGTAACTATCTTCCCTCCTACATTTACACTCAACAACGCTCTGGGATGAGAAAGCTGATTTATCTCGTGTTTGCTTTGTTTGAAAAGTATAAGAAATCGAAGTGACTTAATTCCACCACAAGTTGAACCTATACATCCCCCAAAGAAACTTGACAACAGCAAAAACACTATCGTGTGCGTGGGCCAACTTGCATAATCCTGCGTAGCTAAACCATTATCAGTGAGCATGGAGCTGGCAAGAAAAAACGAATGAATAAAACTTCCATGCAAGTCATACATACCTATATGCCAGACCTGGAAAGAGGTAACAATGATCACACCTAAGGCTATTAACAGAAAGAAACGAAGTTCAATATCTCTGATTAAAGGTTTTATCGTTTTCCTGCTAATAACAATATACCAAAGAGTGAAGTTGAAAGCCGATAGCAGGGAAAAAGAACCAGCCACCAGCTCAACCAAATAGTTATTAAAATATCCGATACTCTCGCTATGAGTTGAGAAACCACCAAGCGAAACTGTGGAAATCCCGTGACAAATAGCATCAAACAAAGGCATTCCTGCAAGTCTATAACAGACAATACAAGCAATACCTAATAAAGAATAAGTTATCCACAGTGTCCGTGACGTATCGGCCAGGCGGGGAGTGAGTTTGTCATCCTTAAATGGCCCCGGCATTTCTGACTGATAAAGCTTTGCACCACCAATACCCAATAATGGCAATACAGCAACCGCCAGAACAATAACTCCTAAACCACCTATAAAATTTAACTGTGACCGATAGTACAAATATGCCCGAGGTAATGAACTAACATCATCAATTACAGTTGCTCCTGTTGTTGTTATTCCAGAAACCCCTTCAAACAGAGCATCAATGAACGTTAAATTAAGTTCTGAGTCAATCCATAAAGGGAATGCACTAATAATAGAAAACAAAATCCAAAACATTACAATTATAATAAACCCATCACGGGTACGTAATTGAATGCCAGATTTCTTAGTTGTATACCACGCTCCGCCACCAATGCAAAAAAATATAACGAAAGTTATAAAGAAAACAAACAGGCTTTTTTCTTTATAAAACAATGCTACAACCATTGGTGGCAACATTGAAAGACTATAGAGCCAAACCAGGAACCCACACATATGAGTAACAACTCTTACATGAGATGTATTCATATCTAAATATTCTTTCAATTATAACCACCTTGCTGCAATATTATGATTATACTGTATAAAATTTAACTCCTCTTAGATCTTACTTCACTGTTCCTTATGAAACAATCATCAAAATGAATCATATTGTAGTTAAGATTTTACTTTAAACACTGCTCGGTTATGTATTGCTGAGCACCTTCAAGTTGGGCCTGCATCATTACCAGTCGTTCCCGGAGGGTGAAATAATCCCGTTCAGCGGTGTCTGCCAGTCGGGGGGAGGCTGCATTATCCACGCCGGAGGCGGTGGTGGCTTCACGCACTGACTGACAGACTGCTTTGATGTGCAACCGACGACGACCAGCGGCAACATCATCACGCAGAGCATCATTTTCAGCTTTCGCATCAGCTAACTCCTTCGTGTATTTTGCATCGAGCGCAGCAACATCACGCTGACGCATCTGCATCTCAGTAATTGCCGCGTTCGCCAGCTTCAGTTCTCTGGCATTTTTGTCGCGCTGTTCTTTGTAGGCGATGGCGTTATCACGGTAATGATTAACACCCCATGACAGGCAGACGACGATGCAGATAACCAGAGCGGAGATAATCGCGGTTACTCTGCTCATACCTCAATCTCTCTGACCGTTCCGCCAGCTTCTTTGAATTTTGCAATCAGACTGTCAGCCTTATGCTCGAACTGACCATAACCAGCGCCCGGCAGTGAAGCCCATATATTGCTGCAACGGTCGATAGCCTGACGGATATCACCGCGATCAATCATCGGCAAAGCGCCACGCTCTTTAATCTGCTGCAGCGCTACAGCGTCCTGGCTTTTCGGAGAGAAGTCTTTCAGGCCAAGCTGCTTACGATAGGCATCCCACCAACGGGAAAGAAGCTGGTAACGTCCGGCTGCTGTTGATTTGAGTTTTGGGTTTAGCGTGACAAGTTTGCGAGGGTGATCGGAGTAATCAGTAAACAGTTCACCACCGACAATAACATCATAACCGTGGTTACGTGTCGGTTGTCGCCCGTTATCCGTTCCTTCTGACCATGCAACCATATCCAGGAAAGCTTTACGCTGGGAATTTAGTACCTGCATAAATTACTCCTTCGAGCTACCAAACTTGTTACCGATTACTCTCATTGCAGCCCCACGAATAGCATCGACACCGATCAGCCCCACCCCACCACCAATGGCAACAGAAAGCGATTTAGGCCATCCGACATACTCAAGCGCGGATGCAAAGGTCAACGTCAGAGCGCCACATAGCAAAATCTCGAGCGTTTTTCGCTTCCAGCCACCACCACCGCCAAAATAGGCGATGCGCAAACCAGCCATAACAATCGACATAATCACTGCGCCCAGCGGCGTATCTCCACGCCACCAGCTCTGAAACAACTCCAGCCAGTCCGGCCAGGTATTTGGGTTATGAGGCATTTCGTCATCTCTCACCTCGCGATATTTGCGGGTGCTGTGTTGGAAATAAAAAGGCCACGCAACGTGGCCACCAGAATTATTTCCCCACCAGTTCACTTACCTCTTTCACCGTCTGATTAAACCGCTCTGACTCAAGTTCAACACCTAACGCCCGACGCCCCAGCGCCATTGCCGCTTTTATTGTGGAACCGGATCCCATAAAGAAATCAGCAACCAGATCACCTTGTCGACTACTGGCACTGATTATTTGCCGGAGCATATCCGCAGGCTTCTCACACGGATGTTTACCCGGGTAGAACTGAACGGGTTTATGCGTCCAGACGTCGGTATAAGGCACGGAAACTGATACGGAGAAATAGCGCCGGAGAGTTTTAAACTCATCCAGCAATTCAGAATATTTGCGATTCAGTGAATCATAAGATGCCACCAGCTGGTGGTGTGGTTGTTCCAGTTGTTGTTCCTGAAATTTCTCTGCCGCTATACGGGAAAACAGTGCCTGCAACTTCCGGTAGTCAGCCTCATTCGGCAACTGCCACTGACTGGCACCAAACCAGTGGGAAACCATATTTTTCTTACCAGTGGCTTCGGCAATCTGTTTTGCCGTTATACCCAGTTCGGCACGAGCATCCCTGAAATACGAAATCAGCGGTGCCATTATGTGCTGTTTGAGTTGACTTTCTTTTGCCGCATAGCCGTCACTTTTGCCGCGATATGGTCCCTGGTAATGTTCAGCAAACAGAACGCGTTCTGTTGCGGGAAAATATGCGCGCAGACTTTCTTTATTACACCCGTTCCATCGTCCGGACGGCTTCGCCCAGATAATATGGTTAAGAACGTTGAAACGTTCACGCATCATGATCTCGATATCAGATGCGAGGCGATGTCCACAGAACAGGTAAAGGCTTCCGGCAGGTTTCAGCACCCGCCAGAACTGAGCCAGACAGTGGTCCAGCCACTTCAGGTAATCTTCGTCCCCTTTCCACTGATTGTCCCAACCGTTGGGTTTCACCTTGAAGTACGGCGGATCGGTAACAATCAGGTCAATGGAATCATCAGGCAGGGACTGAATAAAATGCAGGCAATCAGCGTTGATTAAATCAGCACTGTTTATTTTCACAGTATTTTTCATGGATCAGTAAGCGTAACTCTGGTAGGCTCACTCTGCTTTTGCGCTAAAGCAGTGGGCCGTGGTTCGCTTGTGACCAGTAAGCATGAGCGAATGGCTGGCAGGTGCTACCAACACCCACCAGCCGCCCATTTTCACAAATTAAAAGCCCTTCATTGCTGAAGGCGTTTGTAACAGCCGAACTGGTAATCTGCCAGCCCCGCCATAACCAGCTGGGTCAGTATTAACTGACAGCGTTCGCGTGAAAGGTATGTGTTTTGTGCAATCTCCCCGACTGTTGCCGGTTTGCCGTTTAATTCATTAAAAACAACTTTCGCCGTTTCTGTCATATCTAGCTGTTTTAGCATGTCTTTTTACCTTCATGGTTAACATGACATACCAATAACTCTTGTCTAAAAAGCCAGCAAGATAAAAAGTCAGTATTCACGACCACCAGCGTGTTTACCGTACTGCACCAGGTTTACAGGTACAAAAAAACCCGCTCGACGGCGGGTTTAAGCTGTGCGGCGAAGTAACCACTCTTAACAGCATAACCAATTTTTTACGTACGTAAACCTCTAAACAATATTTGTGAGAATGATATCGAGTGTTCAAAACACCACCACAATCACATAAGGAAAAATAAACAAATAATCATTAAATAATTTCCGACGTTATTTTCAGTGAATTTAAATTAAAGAGATGAATTATAGAACACTTATAAATAACAACCTTTAATATAATTTAGCTACCAAATTTATTTTCTTTCAGAGAATAGTCATGCACAGCATGCATTAGAAAAAGTTCAGATAAAAATAGAGATCTAGATCACAATTTAAATAAGAATCTAAAACTTACATCTTGAATTAATCACATTGATTAGATGAATATTTGTCGCGCAGGGCATCATTTTTTAATAAATGTTCAAAAAAAGGTCTCACGATGAAAAAATTAACAGTGGCAATTTCTGCTGTAGCTGCATCAGTACTGATGGCGATGTCTGCTCAGGCAGCTGAAATTTATAATAAAGACAGTAACAAGCTGGATCTGTACGGGAAAGTTAATGCTAAGCACTACTTCTCCTCTAATGATGCAGATGATGGTGATACTACTTATGCCCGTCTTGGCTTCAAAGGTGAAACCCAAATCAACGATCAACTGACTGGTTTCGGTCAGTGGGAATATGAATTCAAAGGCAACCGCGCTGAATCTCAAGGTTCCTCCAAAGATAAAACCCGTCTTGCCTTCGCTGGCCTGAAATTCGGTGACTACGGCTCCATCGATTATGGCCGTAACTACGGTGTAGCATACGATATTGGTGCATGGACCGACGTTCTGCCAGAATTCGGTGGCGATACCTGGACCCAAACAGATGTATTCATGACTGGTCGCACCACAGGTGTTGCAACTTATCGTAACAACGACTTCTTTGGTCTGGTTGATGGCCTGAACTTTGCAGCTCAGTATCAGGGCAAAAATGACCGAAATGAAGTAACTGAAGCTAATGGCGATGGTTTCGGTTTCTCAACTACTTATGAGTATGAAGGATTCGGCGTGGGTGCAACCTATGCTAAATCTGATCGCACTAATAATCAGGTTATCTACGGTAACAACGGTCTGAATGCTTCTGGTCAAAATGCTGAAGTATGGGCAGCTGGTCTGAAATATGATGCGAACAACATCTATCTGGCCACCACCTATTCTGAAACCCAGAACATGACTGTTTTTGGTAATAACCATATTGCCAACAAAGCACAAAACTTCGAAGCTGTTGCACAATATCAGTTCGACTTCGGCCTGCGTCCATCCGTTGCTTACCTGCATTCTAAAGGAAAAGACTTGGGTGTTTGGGGTGATCAGGACCTGGTTGAGTATGTTGATGTAGGTGCAACCTATTACTTCAACAAAAATATGTCCACTTTTGTTGACTACAAAATCAACCTGATTGATAAGAGCGATTTCACGAAAGCATCTGGCGTTGCTACCGATGATATCGTTGCTGTAGGTATGGTTTACCAGTTCTAATTTGATTACTAAAAGATATGTTGTGGGAGGCTTTGCCTCCCCAACATATAAGTGGCTCCCTCAAGCCACTTCCTTTAGAAGCACAACCTTGCTTCTAACTATACAAACCTTCTGTTATATATTACCCTTTATTTTTGGGGGCGTTTCAACGCCCCATTTTTGATAACTTTTAGTAAATAATTGGCGTATTAATTAGAGTTATTAACAACGATATCCATCTCTAACCGGATATCTAATGCCATTAACATCCCTTCAATTATGCCCTCAGCCTTTTGTAACCTTTTCCCGATATAACCATCAGAGCAGCAATGCTTACCTGCCAGTGACATGAATGTCATACCGACTATATAATAATCTACTAATAAATCGTGCAAATCGCTGTTGTTCTTTTTCAGACGGGCCATGCACCCGCAAATGATCATCGCGTCATCGTCACAACATTGCGGGCGAGATTTTACTTTTGAAGGAATTAATCCCTTAAAACCGGCGGCAATGGACGACCAGGTCACATCTTCATGATTATTAGCCGCCCACGCTCCCCAACGCTCAAGAACCATCTGAATATCACGCATCAACTTACTCCACAAAAATCAGACCAAAACGCCAATTACAAGCAAAAATCAACAAAACAGTATTAGTTGATTGTTATCTCTGACTTCATACTCCTGCTCCTGTCAGGGTTTTGGCGTAACTCTTCAGTATTCGGTAATCGGTCAAAACAGAACCGGGGAAACGATATAAGCGCAGGCGCACCCAGCGGCGGCGAAGACGTTCTGCCATATAAGACTCAAACATCATTCATCTCCCAGTTCAGTGATGGTCAGTTCCAGCTTCCCACCTTTGGTAACAGGCATCTTCACAACGCGGTAATCAACGACCAGCTCATCATCCAGCCAGAAACCTGCTTTAGTGAGTGCGTCAAAAGCGGCTTTTTGCAGATTATCCAGGTCACGGCGACGGCGATCCGGCATGTGGCACTCAATGCGGATTTTCACAGGCATAGCCAGACCGATATCCAGCATTGAGCCTTTAATGATTCGGGCGACGTTATCGCGGTATGCCTGCCCTTCTGCGCTGATGTGCGTGCGCCCTCGATTATGGCGGTAGTAGCGGTTATTGCTCGGCGGCCAGGGTAGTGTGATGTGGTAAGTATTCACGCCTTAATTACCCCCTCTTTCAGCCAGATAACCTGCGTTCTCGCCATACCTTCCAGCGCGCATTCTTTTGCATATCCAGCGTCAACAAAATGCGTGCGGCGGTCGATTTCGTCGTGGCAGGCAGAACATGCAATGGTGGCAATCAGGTCTGGCGGTTTGATACCGGTACCGCACAATCCAGCCAGCCGGATATGTGCCAGTACAGACGTCTCAGAATTGCCATTACATACGCCAGGGATTCTTACCTGGCATTCCCGACCACGCGCTGCTTTTCTCAAATCAGCCATGATTCCTCCTTGCTGCCAGTCGCAACCATTTTTTATCAACCAGGCTAGCGGTATATCCGAGCAGTGTTGGTATTTCGGATGGCTTCAGCTCAGGCTTACGCTTACGACGATTAGATACTCTGTAGATGTGTCCGTTCATGACACGAATAAGCGGTGTAGCCATTACGCCTCCTGCTTGTCGCGGAGCAGCTGGAACTCGCAGCTCTGCGGAATAGTCAGGTGGCAGCCAATATTCATCGCCCAGGCTTCAACCTTACACAGGAAGACATACATCTCTCCGGTATCGAGATCGGAGGTATGACGTAATGACTGAATGGTGGTGATTTCACCGGTTACGACATCAATCAGTTCTTTGGTTTCATAACCGAGATAAGTGTGTTTGAGAGCATCTTTTACCCAAGGTGGAGTGGCGAACGTTTTACCCCTGCTGATGAGGTATTCACTGATTTCGCTGTACCACATGTGGCTGAGTGCATTCTGGGAAAGACTGCGTCTCTCGCGCCACGGTTTAAGCACCATGCGAAAGCATTTGCCGTCCTCCAGATAAGGCTGGATCTGCTGACCGATAGCGGTGAAGTTACCACGATGCAATTTGATGCCATCTTGTAGGAGGTTCACGATTCACCTCCGCAGAGGTCAAACGCTGGATGCAAAAAATCGCAGGTGCATTTCTGCATCTGTGACAGCAAAAGAGAGTTTAGATTGTATGTGCGCATAAACGTCCCCGTTTAGCGCAGAAGTCACCGATGTTGTTCAGGCTCCGGTGACATTATTATTGCTGGTTGATTATGGAAAATCAAAGGTAGATTAATTTAATAATCCTTGGAGAAATCTCACGCACCACCTCAATAGTTGCGCTTGCTCTTGAGAATCAACAAAAAGATAAGCGTCTTTATTTCCGTGGAAAAGGTTATTTCTTATCCTTATAACTATCTTTAATACTGTAGACATGGTGTTTAGATCTGTTGCTGCGTCATTTTGAAGTCCATTAACTATTCCCCGCCTATCTCTCTCTCGACCGACACAGAGGGCGTCAAGTCTTTCCTGCGCATCCCCATTCAAAATGTATCTCTGCTTAAAATCGTGAAAAAGTTCGTTGGGCACCTTTATCCCGGCGTCAAGTAACGTTCGCGCATAATTTAAACTGTCTTCCCCCTTAGCAAAGCCACCAAAAAAACTTTGCTCGACCCTAGGAAAAATCATGCAGAATTGAAGATAAACATCAATCAGTTCATCAGATGGAGGCTCCGATAAATTAAGTAACCGCTGCAGTCCTTCTGCACTTATCATTTTTCACCTTCCTGCTTAAGATGTCGAGGAGCGGATGCCTTGGGCAGCGCGATGCTCTGCTCGCGGTAATGTCGTGGCCGCTCCAAAAAATAGTCCCGCAAATGCTCAGGCTGCTCACGCATCACCGCTTCGGCAATAACCGGTATATTAAGGCGCTCTTTGTAGGTAACTCAGGAGACAGCAAGGTCAACGTTAACCTTCTCGCGCTCTTCTTGTGTTTTAGCGGCAATATTCCGCTTCGACATGGCGTTACGTTTTACTCCTTTTTGGGTGCATACACGTTGTTTATCCGTTCAATATGAATAGTTACATCCGGGCTTTCTAAGAATAAGAAGTCAATCAAATGACCAATGAGAATGCAGGCATCATTAATAGAGGACCTTGTGACTTTAATCCCTCCATGACTGCCGTGATTCCCCAACCACTTTAACGCCATGAATGCATCTTTATTTGGTCCCAGTTTATCTGAATAATTTGTGATTCTTTCATGCGTAGAAAGACGTATTATCTTGCCTTTAACTGTTTTCTCTCTTGGTACATCAAGACTATCAAGCATCATCTCCAGTATGGTTCTCATGGTGTTCACCGCTGAAGCTGGGTGCGAGGGGATCAGAGCTGATACTTCCGCCAAGAGATCAGCTATATCTTCAGGGCACTTTTCAGGAAACAGGAATAGAGGAAGTGGTGGATAGAAATACTTAGGACGGAAACCAGAAACATACCAACGCTCCGTCATTTCGTCATTGAAGCATTCTACAGCAACAACCTGCCCAGACAAAGCAACCTTCTCCTGGCAGGCTTGGCGGGTACAGCGCAGCACGCAACTGAATACTCCTCCCGACATTTCCTCATCAAACCATACTTCATCTCTAAACTGAGTTGTTGCGCTTGAATCAGTTTCTACAAAACTATCAGCGACAATCTCCAGTGTTTCATTCATACAGTTCGGGCAGCGCCAAGCTGGTGCGTCATTTCGTTTAAACGTGGCATACAGTAATTTAGGATCCATATTTTTTTCTCCGTGCTTAACGTTTTTGGTTGCGTTAACACTCTATAGGATTTTGCAGCCTTTACTAGTTCATACCCAACCGGTCTTAGTAGGCATATTGAATTACAATCAGCTAATTAAGTTCCTCTACATCGAGGGTATAGTCGCATCAGCAACACGGAACTCGCGCTCAAATTCTGCAAGATCCTGCTCAAGTGCAACGTAGTTTTCGCAACACAACCATGACGCCCTCAACACTCTCTACCACATCGCAATGGCACGAATACCCACACACTCATAACGTTTCGCTTATACCCCTCCCCTCCCCCAAAACATCAATACCCGTTTCATCACGGCACTCTGGCGACACTCCTTGAAAATCAGGTTCGTGCTCACCTTTCCTTCCCGCTCCTCCCTGGTAGCGAACCGGTAATACACCGTTCGCCAGACCTTGCGATCAACGACCAGGATTCCTGCCCGTGCCATTTTGGCTGCTGCCTGATTGATGCTGGTTACAGTCACGCCTGTTGCCGCAGCTACATCCGGCGCGCAGAAAGTCCGGTGCGTTTTCAGGTAGTGAAGAATTGCCTCTTTGCCTGTCATACACTGGCTCCTTTCAGTCCGAACTTAGCTTTGATTTCTGCGATCTTCGCCAGAGCCTGAGCCCGGTTAAGTGGTCTACCGCCCATGACAGGAAGTTGTTTTACTGGTTCAGGTATCGCCTCACCACGATTAATTCGCGCGGTCATACAAGTCAGTTCATCGGCAGCCTTGCGCCGTAATTCCGCATCAGTCAGCGCATTGGCCCGCATGTTCTGATACAGGTTGGTAACCAACCAGTAGTGCGCGTTTGATTTCCATGGATAAGACTCTGCATCCGGATAAAGGCCACGCTTCCGGCAATACTCGTAAACCATATCAACCAGCTCGCTGGCGTTTGGCAGCCCGGCGTTAACGGATGCTTCTTCCCGGCACCAGGCGACAAACTGCCCGGGTGATGGCAGGAATGGTCGATTCTGCCGACGGGCTACGCGCATTCCTGCGTTAACCTGTTCCATTGTGGTGATCCCGTTTTCCCAGAAAGCCAGAACCCACTGGCGGCGGATTTCGTTCAGTTCATTCTGGTCACGGTTAGCCAGGCTCGCCGGGAAAGTTGCCAGTAACTGGCTGAACACACCGTTGATGATCTGCGCTACCTGCTGTACCTGCGGCTTTTCGTCGTACTGTTCCGGCATGTTGTTGGCGATCCGGCGCATCTGCTCACGGTCAAAGTTAACCATCTGTGCGGCGATGTTTTTCATAAATCCACCCCGTAAATCCAGTCAGTGTTTGTCAGGTCGAGTTTTGATTTTCCGGTTGTCACGCCAGCCTGTTGCTTGTTACGGTTGATTTCGAGTTGGGTCCACTTGTCGCGGAGTTTGGCCGGACTCAGCACGTTACCGGACCAGAAGTTGTCCTGGCATGCCCAGCGGAACAGCACGCACATGTCGCGGTGGTTACGTCCGTCACGTTCACGCATCAGGCGGATATCGTTAGCCCACCCTGCAAAATTCGGTTTTCTGGCTGAGGGCGCGATGGTCTTCACCATGTTAAACATCCACTCTGCGGCGGTCAGGTCTTCTGCTGTCCCCCACTTGCTGCCGCTCTGAATTGCAGCATCCAGTTTCTCCAAAGGAAAGTCGTTTTCTGGCTGGTCAGAGGATTCGCCAGAATTCTCGGACGAAAAAGGTTTTATATTGTCTTTTGTTAGTTTGTCTTTTGTGTTTACCTGATTCGGGTAAACGCCTTTACCTGATTTGGGTAAACTTTTCTTACCTGATTCAGGTAAATTTACCTCTTTCAGGTAAACTTTATTTTTCTTACCTGATTCGGGTAATGTTGACCATTCACTGACCACATTATTAATGCCGATATTCCGCCCACTCTGAATAAAAATCCCACGCTTTACCAGAACACTTTTTGCAGCAGAACACTTGTGCGGCAATATCCCGGTCAACTCGGAAAGTTGCTCGTTGCTCACCCAATCCAGTTTTTTATTAAAGCCATATGTTTTGCGCATGACAGCCAGGAAGACCAGAAGCTGGTGCTGTGTTAATCCGGCCAGCATCACAGCTTCCAGCAACTCATTTGCAATGCGCGTATAACCATCATCGAGATCTGCCACGCGCGGCTCCTTTTGTGCCGCATCCGGCACTGGAAAATTGAATATCTCAGCAGTGTTTGCCATAATTCCTCCCGCAATGAGTGTGTTACGATTTGCACCTGAAAGTCGGTTCTGTTCCAGCAGACCGGCTTTCGCCATTTCTGAACCTGTCATATCGCCCCCAGCATGGTAGTAACCATCGCCATCAATGGACCAGCCAGATCTGGGTCCACACGAAACATCGACACAATACCTTCACTAATTTCCTTCAGTTTCTGGTGGCGTGGTGCGTTGAGAATGACAGCCTGTTTTGCCTCACTGAGTTCCTTTTCCATTTCAGCCAACCTAGCCATGAAGCTATCCTGCTCAACCAGGTAACCGCGATATTCCAGCGGTAGTACCGCCAGAATTGCCGGGGTCAGTTCACGCACATTATTTCGGTATTTTTCAGAATCGAATTTGTTATCGAGGAAGCGGAACAGCTTCTGGCGTGCACGGCTGACATCATCAGGGAAATCGATGGTGCCGCCGCCCTGCTCCCATACTCATTCACAATGAGTGTGGCAACGACATCCTGATTATCTACAGCCGACCAGGCGCGGACGGCATCACGGATTTTTTCGTGACCTGGCACCTGTTTTGTTTGAGAACGATTTATCACCGCAGTCGGGCTAAATCCGCTAGTCTGTTGGTATGTAAGTGGTTGCATAATTGACTCCTTTAGTTTGAATTGACTGTTAAGTTGATTGCTTATTGTTAAAGAGCGTGAAATGGAAATTTAAGCTGCGTTCTTTTCGGTGTGTGGAAACAACTTCGGAAGATCCGGGCGAATCTGGTATGCCTTCACTACTCCACCAGTAGCCGTAACAATGCTGCCGACATGTTCAGGGGATACCTTTGCTTTGTTGTGAAGCCACTTATAGACGGCCTGCTGTGAAACTTCGCAAGCAGCGCCCAGTTTCTTTTGTGAACCAACGATATTGATCGCTGTTTTGATAGCTGGGTTCATAACAACCTCCGTGGTTAATTTGAATCAAGATTAAAACTATGGTTGTTTTTAGTCAACAACCATTTTCGTTTGATGGAATAAAACCTTGGTTGTACATTTGGACTATGAAAACAACACTCTCAGAAAGACTTAAAGAAGCCAGATTAGCGCGAGGCCTTACACAAAAGGCGCTTGGGGATTTGGTCGGGGTTAGCCAGGCTGCTATTCAGAAAATCGAAACAGGGAAAGCTAATCAAACAACTAAAATCGTGGAGATCGCGAACGCTTTGGGTGTGCGCGCAGAATGGTTATCTTCTGGCGTTGGAAATATGTCAGACAGTACAGTGCAACCAATACAATCAACTGTCAGCCATTCCAAATACTTCAAGATTGACGTTCTTGATATAGAAGTCAGTGCTGGGCCGGGAGTCATCAACCGTGAGTTTGTAGAAGTTCTACGCTCGGTTGAGTACTCGTTTGACGATGCTCGTCACATGTTCGATGGTAGGAAGGCGGAAAATATCCGCATCATTAACGTGCGTGGTGACAGCATGTCAGGAACGATCGAACCAGGTGATCTGCTGTTCGTTGATATCACAGTTAAATCTTTCGACGGTGATGGTATCTATGCGTTTCTGTACGACGACACAGCCCATGTAAAGCGCCTGCAAATGATGAAGGATAAGCTGCTGGTCATCTCTGATAACAAAAGCTACTCACCGTGGGACCCGATCGAGAAAGACGAGATGAACCGGGTGTTCATCTTCGGTAAGGTTATTGGGAGCATGCCGCAGACATATAGGAAGCATGGGTAGTACCAATTAAAAATTATCAACTGGGCATTGTGCTCATTCAGTAAAGAACTAATTCCTATCTTTGCTCTAGGTAGTAATATTAAGCCACCGCAATAATATCTTTACCTAACGGCGTAAGAATCCCGGTCACCGTGCCGGGTTTTCTTTTGCCCTCCCCTCATCACGCACACCGTTAAAAAAACCACCATAACCTCGCTTCAGTTATCGCTATGCGATTCAAGTCACAAAATAAATCCATCCTAAATACAACCAGTTATATCTAAAACAACCAATAAAACAACTTTTGTTGTTGACGATAAAACAACTATAGTTTTAAATAAGTTCATCGCAACAACACAACGATACGGCAACTACCTGATTCACCGTTGCGATGACCGCTTAGATCCGCAGTTTGAATTTCAGCAGGCTTCGGGGAGTGCGAGGGGTGAAACGGACGCGTGAACGTCGGTGTGACCAGCTGAAATTAACTCAACATTTCATACCTTAGTCGCTTCAACGAGGCGGCTTAGTTATGACAACCGGCGGCCATCCACCGCCTGAATACGCGCAGAAGTCTTTATATGTTCAGCAGCCCAGCTTACGGGCAGGAGTTTTTATGGTTCATCAACATTACGGAACGCAGACCGTTAATCGAGGTGCGGTCATGCCAGGAATGCTGGTCAAACACAAAGATGGTACCTGGACTGCATCAGCTAATTTACGCGGACGGCTTTATCTGCATCGCGGCATCGAGCGCACTTATACCCGTGATTTGCTCGTGGAAGTTTTTCTCGACGGACGCGGTAACGGCCTGAATCACTAACCCCCCTTTCCTGTTTTCCTAATCAGCCTGGCATTTCGCGGGCGATATTTTCACAGCCATTTTCAGGAGTTCAGCCATGAACGCTTATTACATTCAGGATCGTCTTGAGGCTCAGAGCTGGGCGCGTCACTACCAGCAGATCGCCCGTGAAGAGAAAGAGGCAGAACTGGCAGACGACATGGAAAAAGGCCTGCCCCAGCACCTGTTTGAATCGCTATGCATCGATCATTTGCAACGCCACGGGGCCAGCAAAAAAGCCATTACCCGTGCGTTTGATGACGATGTTGAGTTTCAGGAACGCATGGCAGAACACATACGGTACATGGTTGAAACTATTGCCCGCCACCAGGTTGATATTGATTCAGAGGTATAAAACGGATGAGTACAGCACTCGCAACGCTGGCAGGGAAGCTGGCTGAACGTGTCGGCATGGATTCTGTCGACCCACAGGAACTGATCACCACTCTTCGCCAGACGGCATTTAAAGGTGATGCCAGCGATGCGCAGTTCATCGCATTGTTGATCGTCGCCAACCAGTACGGCCTTAATCCGTGGACGAAAGAAATTTACGCCTTCCCTGATAAGCAGAACGGCATCGTTCCGGTGGTGGGCGTTGATGGCTGGTCCCGCATCATCAACGAAAACCAGCAGTTTGACGGCATGGACTTTGAACAGGACAACGAATCCTGCACATGCCGGATTTACCGCAAAGACCGCAATCATCCGATCTGCGTTACCGAGTGGATGGATGAATGCCGCCGCGAACCATTCAAAACCCGCGAAGGCAGAGAAATCACCGGACCGTGGCAGTCGCATCCCAAACGGATGTTACGGCATAAAGCCATGATTCAGTGTGCCCGTCTGGCCTTCGGATTTGCTGGTATCTATGACAAGGATGAAGCCGAGCGCATTGTCGAAAATACTGCATACACTGCAGAACGTCAGCCGGAACGCGACATCACTCCGGTTAACGATGAAACCATGCAGGAGATTAACACTCTGCTGATCGCCCTGGATAAAACATGGGATGACGACTTATTGCCGCTCTGTTCCCAGATATTTCGCCGCGACATTCGCGCATCGTCAGAACTGACACAGGCCGAAGCAGTGAAAGCTCTTGGATTCCTGAAACAGAAAGCCACTGAGCAGAAGGTGGCAGCATGACACCGGACATTATCCTGCAGCGTACCGGGATCGACGTGAGAGCTGTCGAACAGGGGGATGATGCATGGCACAAATTACGGCTCGGCGTCATCACCGCTTCAGAAGTTCACAACGTGATAGCAAAGCCCCGATCAGGAAAGAAGTGGCCTGACATGAAAATGTCCTACTTCCACACCCTGCTAGCTGAGGTTTGCACCGGTGTGGCTCCGGAAGTTAACGCTAAAGCGCTGGCCTGGGGAAAACAGTACGAGAACGACGCCAGAGCCCTGTTTGAGTTTACTTCCGGCGTGAATGTTACTGAATCCCCGATCATCTATCGCGACGAAAGTATGCGCACCGCCTGCTCTCCCGATGGTTTATGCAGTGACGGCAACGGCCTTGAACTGAAATGCCCGTTTACCTCCCGGGATTTCATGAAATTCCGGCTCGGTGGTTTCGAGGCCATAAAGTCGGCTTACATGGCCCAGGTGCAGTACAGCATGTGGGTGACGCGAAAAGATGCCTGGTACTTTGCCAACTATGACCCACGAATGAAGCGTGAAGGCCTGCATTATGTCGTGGTTGAGCGGGATGAAAATTACATGGCGAGTTTTGACGAGATGGTGCCGGAGTTCATCGAAAAAATGGACGAGGCACTGGCTGAAATTGGTTTTGTATTTGGGGAGCAATGGCGATGACGCATCCTCACGATAATATCCGGGTAGGCGCGATCACTTTCGTCTACTCCATTACAAAGCGAGGCTGGGTATTTCCCGGCCTTTCTGTTATCAGAAATCCCCTGAAAGCACAGCGGCTGGCTGAGGAGATAAATAATAAACGGGGAGCTGTATGCACAAAGCATCTCCCGTTGAGTTAAGAACGAGTATCGAGATGGCACATAGCCTCGCTCAAATTGGAGTCAGGTTTGTGCCAATACCAGTAGAAACAGACGAAGAATTTCATACGTTAGCCGCATCCCTTTCACAAAAGCTGGAAATGATGGTGGCGAAAGCAGAAGCAGATGAGAGAGACCAGGTATGACAACCACTGAATGCATTTTTCTGGCAGCGGGCTTCATATTCTGTGTGCTTATGCTTGCCGACATGGGGCTTGTTCAATGACACCTCAGCAAGAAAACGCCCTTCGCAGCATTGCCCGTCAGGCTAATTCTGAAATCAAAAAAGCCAGACAGCAGTTTCCGGATAAAAACGTCGATGACATTTGCCGTAGCGTACTAAAGAAGCACCGCGAAACGGTAACGCTGATGGGATTCACACCGACTCATTTAAGCCTGGCGATCGGCATGTTGAACGGCGTCTTTAAGGAACGGTGAACATGAAAAGCAAAATCATCAGGGAGCTACAGGCTCCTTTTTTATTATTCGCATTCACCCTCAAGCGTATTAACCAACAATTCAGGGATTAATGAAAGATGGCAGACATAATTGATTCAGCATCAGAAATTGAAGAATTACAGCGCAACACAGCAATAAAAATGCGCCGCCTGAACCACCAGGCTATATCTGCCACTCATTGTTGTGAGTGTGGCGATCCGATAGATGAACGAAGACGACTGGCCGTTCAGGGTTGTCGGACTTGTGCCAGTTGCCAGCAAGATCTGGAGCTTATCAGTAAACAGAGAGGTTCGAAGTGAGCGAAATTAACTAGAAGCCAAAGATAAAATCATCGCTGAGCAGGAGAAAATCGCTAACGGAGAAAAGACAGTAAGTCAGTATATGAAAACCGCATGATATCATCAGATAAAAATCGGTCGTAAAGCGAAATATTAATACCAGAACAAACGAGTCGAGGTAAATTATATTACCTCGATAAATTAACTAAAACTTGCCCGCTATATACTATATCATTCAGTATCATCACGCGCGGTCTGTGCATATGTCACTACCGCACCTAATATATTAATTTTCTTTTCAACATAGATAATATTATCGTACTCATAATTGCCATACGGATAGCAAATGCGAATATTCTCATGTAGATCGGGGTCATCCACCTCAGCTCCAGAACAACTTTTTGAACTACCGGAAGTATACCGATACGGTGCAACATAAGACGATGTCTCTCCAGGCAAAAAATAAGTTAGTGTCGTAAGGGGTATAATCAGAAAAAATCCAGCAAATATGCACATCCCTGCATAAACCTTAAGGTATGCTGACAGACTCTTCCAGCCGCTTTGTTTTACTATCCCCTTCTTAACCCAAAACAGAGATAACAGAAAAGCTATTCCCATGCTAAACAGAATGTAATAGTGGGATATACTCTGATTAAGAAACGTGACCCTGTAGATATCTGCCCGCCACCAGAAGAAAAGGAAAATAAAGATCAGCCCTGAAACTGTCATGCAAATCAAATAAGGATACGAATCTTTTTTCATGTTTAGCGCCCATAAAATTTTTCCTGACCCGGACAAATTTACCATCCATTTTTTGCGCAGAAAATAGCTCATTACTTACTGCACAATAATACACAAAATTGCGTAAATTTTTTGCATGGATTTTAGCTCTTTCAGCCGACATTTAAGGGGTAAATAGCATTTCCTAAAAGCAACTGCACCAACCCAACAGAATGGGCTACCGCTTACGTTGAGAGCAAAAAAGTGTATAGCAGCAATGAACAGCATCCTCGCACTGACGAGGATTTCTTTTATCTGAACTCGCTACGGCGGGTTTTGTTTTATGGAGATGATAAATGCACTTCCGAGTCACAGGTGAATGGAATGGAGAACCATTCAACAGAGTTATCGAAGCCGAGAACATCAGCGACTGCTATGACCACTGGATGCTGTGGGCGCAGATAGCACATGCAGACGTAACCAATATTCGAATTGAAGAACTGAAAGAACACCAAGCCGCCTGATGGCGGTTTTTTCTTGCGTGTAATTGCGGAGACTTTGCGATGTACTTGACACTTCAGGAGTGGAACGCACGCCAGCGACGCCCAAGAAGCCTTGAAACAGTTCGTCGATGGGTACGCGAGTGCAGGATATTCCCTCCTCCGGTTAAGGATGGAAGAGAGTATCTGTTCCACGAATCAGCGGTAAAGGTTGACTTAAATCGACCAGTAACAGGTAGCCTTTTGAAGAGGATCAGAAATGGGAAGAAGGCGAAGTCATGAGCGCCGGGATTTACCCCCTAACCTTTATATAAGAAACAATGGATATTACTGCTACAGGGACCCAAGGACGGGTAAAGAGTTTGGATTAGGCCGAGACAGGCGAATCGCAATCACTGAAGCTATACAGGCCAACATTGAGTTATTTTCAGGACACAAACACAAGCCTCTGACAGCGAGAATCAACAGTGATAATTCCGTTACGTTACATTCATGGCTTGATCGCTACGAAAAAATCCTGGCCAGCAGAGGAATCAAGCAGAAGACACTCATAAATTACATGAGCAAAATTAAAGCAATAAGGAGGGGTCTGCCTGATGCTCCACTTGAAGACATCACCACAAAAGAAATTGCGGCAATGCTCAATGGATACATAGACGAGGGCAAGGCGGCATCAGCCAAGTTAATCAGATCAACACTGAGCGATGCATTCCGAGAGGCTATAGCTGAAGGCCATATAACAACAAACCCGGTCGCAGCCACTCGCGCTGCAAAATCAGAGGTAAGGAGATCAAGACTTACGGCTGACGAATACCTGAAAATTTATCAAGCAGCAGAATCATCACCATGTTGGCTTAGACTTGCAATGGAACTGGCTGTTGTTACCGGGCAGCGAGTTGGTGATTTATGCGAAATGAAGTGGTCTGATATCGTAGATGGATATCTTTATGTCGAGCAAAGCAAAACAGGCGTAAAAATTGCCATCCCAACAACATTGCATGTTGATGCTCTCGGGATATCAATGAAGGAAACACTTGATAAATGCAAAAAGATTCTTGGCGGAGAAACCATAATTGCATCTACTCGTCGTGAACCGCTTTCATCCGGCACAGTATCAAGGTATTTTATGCGCGCACGAAAAGCATCAGGTCTCTCCTTCGAAGGGGATCCGCCAACCTTTCACGAGTTGCGCAGTTTGTCTGCAAGACTCTATGAGAAGCAGATAAGCGATAAATTTGCTCAACATCTTCTCGGGCATAAGTCGGACACCATGGCATCACAGTATCGTGATGACAGAGGCAGGGAGTGGGACAAAATTGAAATCAAATAATGATTTTATTTTGACTGATAGTGACCTGTTCGTTGCAACAAATTGATAAGCAATGCTTTTTTATAATGCCAACTTAGTATAAAAAAGCAGGCTTCAACGGATTCATTTTTCTATTTCATAGCCCGGAGCAACCTGTGAACACATTTTCAGTTTCCCGTCTGGCGCTGGCATTGGCTTTTGGCGTGACGCTGACCGCCTGTAGCTCAACCCCGCCCGATCAACGTCCTTCTGATCAAACCGCGCCTGGTACCTCTTCTCGCCCGATTCTGTCGGCAAAAGAAGCGCAGAATTTCGATGCTCAACACTATTTTGCATCCCTGACACCAGGTGCTGCAGCGTGGAATCCTTCCCCGATTACCCTGCCTGCGCAACCTGACTTTGTTGTCGGCCCGGCGGGCACTCAAGGTGTAACGCATACCACGATTCAGGCGGCGGTAGATGCGGCAATTATCAAGCGTACCAACAAGCGCCAGTATATTGCCGTGATGCCTGGTGAGTATCAGGGAACGGTATATGTCCCTGCCGCTCCGGGTGGAATTACTCTGTACGGTACAGGTGAAAAACCGATTGATGTGAAGATTGGGCTTTCCCTTGATGGTGGCATGAGCCCTGCCGACTGGCGTCACGACGTCAACCCGCGCGGCAAATATATGCCAGGTAAACCAGCGTGGTATATGTACGATAGCTGCCAGAGCAAACGCAGCGACAGTATCGGTGTTCTCTGCTCTGCGGTCTTCTGGTCACAAAACAATGGCCTGCAACTGCAAAATCTGACCATCGAAAACACGCTGGGCGATAGCGTAGATGCAGGTAACCATCCGGCGGTGGCACTGCGTACTGATGGTGACCAGGTACAGATTAACAACGTTAACATTCTCGGTCGTCAGAACACCTTCTTTGTCACCAACAGCGGTGTGCAGAACCGTCTGGAAACGAATCGTCAGCCGCGTACGCTGGTGACCAACAGCTACATTGAAGGGGATGTGGATATCGTTTCTGGTCGCGGCGCAGTGGTGTTCGATAACACCGAATTCCGCGTGGTGAACTCACGTACTCAGCAAGAAGCGTATGTGTTTGCACCGGCTACGCTGTCCAACATTTACTACGGTTTCCTCGCCGTAAACAGCCGTTTCAATGCTTTCGGCGATGGTGTGGCGCAACTGGGCCGCTCGCTGGATGTTGATGCCAATACCAACGGTCAGGTGGTGATCCGTGATAGCGCCATCAACGAAGGTTTTAACACGGCTAAACCGTGGGCCGATGCGGTGATCTCTAATCGTCCGTTTGCGGGTAATACCGGCAGCGTAGATGATAACGACGAAATACAGCGCAATCTGAATGACACTAACTACAACCGCATGTGGGAATACAATAACCGCGGCGTGGGTAGTAAAGTGGTTGCAGAGGCGAAGAAGTAA